TGATGCTGGAATTTCTTGTCATTACAAACCAGTTTCCGTTGGTAATCATCATGAAGGAAGAGCACAAGATTATTTGAATGAAAAATTAGAACTTGTAAGAAAACTTTCTTTTGTTGTTCAACTTTCAGATCCTGATGATTATGAAGGAGGAAATCTTCAACTTCTTGCAGAAGATGGAAAGTCATATTTTGCACCAAGAAAAAGAGGAACAGTAATTGTTTTTGATTCTAGAACACAACATAGAGTTCTTAAAGTAACAAAAGGAACACGTAAAAGTTTAGTTGGTTGGGTTGTTGGTCCTCGTTGGAAGTGAAATAAATTATGGCAGAACAAATGACAAAAGAACAAGTCTTACTTCAAGAAAGACTTAATACTGGAACTTCAAAAACAAATAATGAAAAATTTGAAAAAGATGGATATTTGATTGTAAAAAAATTATGGGATCCTCAAGAACTTTATCGTTCAGTTCCAGAACAAAGAGGACAGATTAATTATTGGGGGAAAAAATTAGATCAATATATTTACAATCCACTTGAAATGCAGGTAGAAGGTTCTCTTGCATGTTATTGGCATCCTCAATATCGTTCAATTCATTCTGGGATTAGAATTAAATTAGAAGAAATTCTTGGAAAAAAACTTTATAATACCTATTATTATGATCGTTTTTATTTTCCAGGTCAAGAATTAACAAGACATGCTGATCGTGATGCTTGTGAAATTTCTGTAACAGTTCATATTAGTAGTACATTAAAAGAATGTTGGCCAATTTGGATTAAAACTCCAGATACTTATAAAAATTCAAAGAAAACAGAAGTTATTAAACATGGAGAAAATCGTTCAGTATGCTTAAGTGCTGGTGATGGGATGATTTATAAAGGATGTGAACGTCCTCATTGGAGAGATCCAATGCCAGGTAAAAAGAAAAATTGGTGGAGAAAAAAAGAAGATTATTATCATCAAGTTTTTTTCCATTATGTTCTTGCCGATGGTCAACGAACTCAATGTGCTTTTGATGCTTCAAGATAAAGTAAATGTTATTTTATTAGATAATAATTAACTAATAAATAGAAAAAAGTAGGTATCTCCATGGCAAACCCTGCTTCAAGACAGGAATTAGTAGACTACGCAAAAAGACAGTTAGGATATCCTGTATTGGAGATCAATCTTGCTGATGAGCAGATTGAAGATTTGATGGATGATGCTATTCAAATATATCAAAATAGACACATGGATGGTGTTGAATTGATGTATTTAAAATTTAAAATTACACAAAATTTTATTGATTCTATTCAAGCAAGAGGATCAGATAAGTCTACAGGTATTACCACATCAACAGGGACAGCAAATATAACTGGAATAGGAACAACTACATTTAGTTTTGAAGAAAACCAAAACTTTATTCAAATTCCTGATGCAGTTATTGGTGTTGAGCGCGTTTGGAAGTTAGATAATCGCGCAATCAGTACAAACATGTTTAGTGTAAACTATCAGTTATTCTTAAATGAAATCTATTGGTTTACGTCAACTGAACTGTTGAACTACACCATGACAAAAAGATATCTAGAAGATATCGATTGGATTTTACATCCAGATAAACAAATTAGATTTAATAGAAGACAAAATAGATTGTACTTTGATACAGATCATTCTAGTTTTAAAGTTGACGATTATTTGATTATTCAATGCTACAGAGTTTTAAATCCAAATGAATTTACTAAAGTTTATAATGATCCATTTTTGAAAAAGTATTTTACTCTCCTCATGAAAAAACAATGGGGTCAAAATCTCATCAAGTTTAGAGGAGTAAAACTTCCAGGTGGAGTAGAACTCAATGGACGTGAAATTTATGAAGATGCAGTAAGAGATTTGGAAAAACTTGAAGAGCGTATGACTTATGAATACGAACTTCCACCACTGGATCTAATTGGATAATGCTAAATCCATTTTTTACTCAAGGTACAAGAAGTGAGCAAACTCTTATTCAAGAGTTAATAGATGAACACATCAAGATACATGGTCTTGAGTTCATTTATTTGCCCAGAATTTTTGTCAATATAAAATCTATTCTTAAAGAAGTTTCTACTTCTAAATTTAATAGAGCATTTCCTATTGAAGGTTATATTGAAAACTATCAGGGTTTTGGAGATAACTTCAGTATTTTAACTAAGTTTGGAGTTAGATCAACTGCAGAAATGCAGATTACTATTTCGCAAAGAAGATATGCTGATAGTATTACCCCTTTACTTGAAGGAGTAACTGGACTATCAAAAGATCCTACTAGACCATTAGAGGGTGATCTAATTTATTTTCCACTAAGAGATATTTTATTCGAAGTCAAGTTTGTTGATGATATCAATCCATTTTATCAGTTACAAGATAATTACACATATACGCTCAAATGTGAAATATTTGAGTACGAAGATGAAGTTATTGATACTGGAATTACTGAAATTGATAATGAATTTGAAACTTATGGATATAATGCAACTCTTACTGTTATTGGTTCAGGAACAACTGCTGCTGCATATACATCTTTAGTCAATGGTGGTGTACATAAAATTACCATATTGAATGGTGGTAGTGGATATACTGCAGATCCTACAGTAAGAATTGCTCCACCAACAACAGGAAGAGGAGCAAAAGCTATTGCAATAACAACAGAAAATAGTAGAGGAACAAGATCTGTTAAGTCAATTTATATCACAGATCCTGGATTTGGATATACATTTATCCCCACAGTCCAGTTTGAAACAACTGATGGTAATGGCAGCGGAGCATCTGCTGTTGCTGGTATTGGTACAACAGGTTCAGTTGGAATAGTTACAGTTTCTTCTGGTGGTTCAAATTATGTTGTTCCACCAACAATTACATTTAGTCCTCCCACTTCTGGTGTAACTGCAATTGGCACTGCAATTTTAAATGCACAAAATAATTTGTCATCAATCAGAATTATTAATGCTGGTTATGGATATACACAAGTTCCTACAATTACAGTGTCTGCTGCAGGAACAATTGGTGTTGGAACATATCGTTATGGGGATATTATTAAAGGAGTATCTACAGGAACAACAGCATTTGTTATTTCTTGGGATCAACCATCATTAACATTGGGTGCAAGAAACTTAACAGGTAGATTTGCTCCAGGAGAAATAATTCTTGGTGCTGGAAATACTACTGATAGTGTTGCATATATGCTAAATACAATCAACTACGATGATGATGATCCTTATGAGGAAAATCAAGAAATTCAATCTGCATCTAACGTAATTCTTGATTTTTCAGAGCATAATCCATTTGGTGAGGTATAAGAAATGCTAGGCACATATTTCTATCACGAAATTATTAGAAAAACTGTTATTGCATTTGGAACTTTATTCAACAATATTTCAGTCAAACATAAGGCAGATGATAATAATGCTGTCCTTAGTACGATTAAAGTTCCTATTGCATATGGTCCTATTCAAAAGTTTCTAGCAAGAATTGAGCAGCAATCAAATTTTGAAAATACCGCTGCAATTACTTTACCAAGATTATCTTTTGAGATCATATCATATCGTTATGATCCTGCAAGAAAAGCATCACCAATTACAAAATTCTGTGGAGTAGATGGCACAAAAATCAAAAAGGTTTTTATGCCTGTTCCATATGATATTGGATTTAGATTGAGTTTTGCCTGTAAGTTGCAAGATGATACCTTACAGATTTTAGAACAAATTTTACCATTTTTTCAACCAGCATACACAGTATCAGTAAAATTAATTGATGAAATTAATGAAGTAAGAGATATTCCATTTACTTTAAACAATATTTCATTCAGAGATGATTATGAGGGTAATTTTGATAAAAGAAGATTTATTGTTTATGATTTAGATTTTACTGCAAAAACATATTTCTATAGTGAACTACCAACAGATGAAAGTGGTGGAATTATTAAGCGTGTTCAAATTGATTATGCTTCTTCAATTAGAGCACCAAGAGAGATGAGATATGTTGCTACACCAAAAGCAACTAAAGATTATAATAACGATCAAACAACTGCACTAACAGCAACATTAGAAACCAGTAAAAAATTGATGAAAGTGACTAGTGCTGGATCATTGAATGAAAAGGAATTCATTCAAGTCAATGATGAAGTGATGAGAATTGAAGAAATTGATGGTACTAACTTGATTGTTTCTAGAGGTCAATATGGTTCTTCTATCCAGGAACATTATTCTGGAGATAAAGTCAACGTGATTACAATAGCAGATGATGCTTTAATTGATCCTGATGATGATTTTGGATTTAATGAAAGTAGAACTTTCTTCCAAGATTTTAATTCTTATAGTACCAGTCAAGGAAGTGATTTATAATAGATGGATAATAAGTTTGATGCTATTGACAAGGCGCTTGATATAAAAGCGGAGATGGTGGAGACTGTCAAAGAAAATCCACCAGTAGAAACTCCAGATGATCCTCAAAAAGATTATGAGTACAGTAGAGCACAATTATATACATTGATTGAGAAAGGACAAGAAGCAGTTAGCGGTATCCTTGAACTTGCACAAGACAGTCAGCATCCAAGAGCATTTGAAGTTGCAGGACAGTTAATTAAATCTGTTGGTGATGTTACGGATAAATTACTTGAATTGCAGAAGAAAATGAAAGATATTGAAAAACCACAAGCTAATGGTCCTAAGACTGTTAATAATGCTTTATTTGTAGGATCTACTGCAGAATTACAAAAAATGCTAAAACAAGGTTTTCTAAATAATTCAAAGTGATTTAGAGTAATGCCCAGTAAAAAATCATTTTCTGCTGTTATGAAACATGAGGTTGGTGAGAAGGGTCATCAAGCGGAAAAAGAAGAAGGGCATGGTGATTTAAAAGGTCATCCTGCAATAAAAGAAATTGCAAAAAAGCATAATATTTCTATTGATAAAGTAATTTCTCAAGTTAAAAAAGGATACTCTTTAGAAAAAGAGCATACTAATAATATTGATATGGCGGTTGATATTGCAATACAGCATGTTGATGAAATTCCAGATTATTATGATCGCCTTATAAATATGGAGAAGCAAGCAAAAAAAGAAGTCAAAGAAGATCTTGGAGATTGGTTTGGTAAAGGTTCTAAGGGTGGAGTAGGTGGTGGTGGATGGGATAGATATAATACAAAAGGTGAAAGAATTGGTAAGTGTGCTCGTGAACCAGGTGAACCAAAACCAAAATGTTTATCTAAAGAAAAAGCAGCAAAAATGTCTAAGAGTGAAATTGCTTCAGCAGTAAGAAGAAAAAGAGAAAAAGATCCAGTAGCAGATCGTTCAGGTAAAGGAGGAAAACCAATTATGTCATCGAACAAAATCAAAGAAAACCATATTGCTGTTGCAATGGGAAAAGAGTTAGATGATGAAGGAAGTATGGTAATGAGCCAACTTGATCAAATTGAAATGGCAATTACTAAACTTCGTAGTATTGTCAAAGATCCTCAGATGCAACTTCCTGCATGGGTTCAATCTAAGATCACGATGGCTACTGACTATATTGATACTGCTGCTGATTATATGAGTTCAAAGAATGAACAAGCACAACCAGAATATGAAAAGTTTGATCGTAGGGTAAATGCTGCAATGTCCGCAAAGACGCCAGATTTAAAAGTCAAACTTCTAAAACTTGCTGGACAAGCATATCCATCTTCTCAAGTAAAGACTGCCGAAGAGTTTATGGAAGCTTGCTGGAAAGGATATAAGCAAGTTGGAATGAAAAAGAAAGGAAAGAGAATGGTTCCTAACTGTGTTCCAGAAGAAGTTGAAATTGATGAAATGATCGCACTTGCTGCTCCTATTGTAAGAGGAGTTGCTGCAGTATCAAGAATTGGACAAGGTGTTGCAAAGGCAGGACAAGCAATAAAGACTGGTGCTCAAGCAGTTAAAACTGGAGTTAAAGCAGCAGCGTCTGATGTAAAGGATGGTGCAAAACTTGCAGGAGAAATTAAAAAACAACCACTTGCTTCAAAAAAACCACAAGAACCAGAATGGAAAAAAGGATTGAAGAAAGCAGGTGAGACTGCAAAGTCTGCAGTAAAAACAACAGTAGGTGGTTTTTCTTCAATGTATGAACCGAGAGAAGAATATATCATGGAAAAGAATGTTCCTACCAATCCTTCTCTATGGTCAAAAGCAAAGGCACAAGCAAGAGCAAAATTCGACGTTTATCCATCCGCTTATGCTAATGGATGGGCTGCCAAATGGTATAAGTCCAAAGGTGGCGGATGGAAGACCTCTGCAAAGGAAAGCTATGACGCACGACAACTACTTTCTTTTAGTGATTTTAGGCAGATCAATAA